TTCATAGTTGCGTAACATAAAGAATGGATGACCAAATACATATGGCATCTTAACTGGTTTAATTAAGAACTTGTCTCCGCTGTCTGCAAATACACACATCTCACCAGTATCAATATTATAATATTCATATATGTCGCAATATGCTTCATCTGGGTTAGTAGGATTATAAGTATTAGTTACTGTTATGTCACCATATTTTTGATAAGAAGATGGACTTAATTCTTTTCTTGCGGCGGCATCATAACGCTTATCTTCTTTTGCATCTTTTAAAGGACGACGAGTACGTTGTGCAATCCAACGAATGTCATTCATGCTTACAGCATCAACGTCAACATACATATCAAAAGGGTCAACGCGCTCTAAGAATGGACGGTCTTCTCTAATAACTATTTGAGATTCAACATCATCAGCTGTCTCTGGGCCGGCAGCTTCGTCTGCACTATCTTCAATATTATCAAGTTTTGCTTCTTCAACAAAGCGATAACCAGTTTTAACCCAGCCATGACCAATAATTAAATAGTCTTTTACTGCGCGCTGAAACTCTGGCTGGCATTCGTAATGCTGCCACCAATAGTTAATAATAGATTCAGTAACAATAGCTTTATCGCCATCTTCTGGTCTACGTGCATTAACATTAATCTTTGGGCGACCAATAGAAACAGCAGGAGCTAATGTGTTAATAGTTGAGAAAGCAATGTTAACAAGGAGTCTGTCACCTTGTAAATAACCACGGTAGTGCCTACCACGATAAAGGTTAATAAGTCTTTGCCAAAGATTGTCATAGTTTTCATTCTTACGCCAGTTTCTAGAATAGTCAACTTTTTTTCTGTAACTAGCTAACTTATCTGAGTTACTCTGTCTCGCCATCTTCTACATCCTCTGTTGTTATCGGTCCGCCCATTAACCAGGCATCGCAAGTTCTATCACCTGCGCATTTAAAATCAAACAATTCACAGTAACCTAAGTTGGAAACTTTAACTATATCTGATGAGTAACTGTCTAACTCATCACCAATTCCTTTTTCTATACATGCCATTATATCAGGTGTTTGAATAAAGAAAGAACAATTGCCACATAGTGTAGTTTTAGCTTCTTCCACTGTTGCTTTGAATTGTTTTGCTTTTGCTTCCCAATATTTAGTATTAGGAAGTTCAGGATTTAATGGGCCATAGTTGGCAGCTTGAACAGCCTTGTATCTATTGCTTAAATTTACTCTAATATCTTGAGTGGCAACAGGACAACCGTTAACTGATTCATCACCTGACTTAGGTTCAATCATCTTCTTAGCTTTTAATACTGCTATTACTACTGGATTACTTGGCATTAGCAGTCCCACTTCTTTAATGCAAGAGCCTTGCGTGTTGGTCTTCCCTTAGAATCTTTCATTGGTCCTGGATTTCCTTCCATCCTTGCGCAAAATGATTTTCTTCTTGCTGCAGATTTTGGTGACTTTGCTGCCTGCTTAGCAGTAACTGGTGGCTTTAAATTCATGCCTTGAGCTTTTGCTGATGCGCGGCCTTTAGCATTTAATCCACCTGTAGGACTCTTACCTTCTTTACGTTGCCATGCAGGAGTTTTAGCCATTACTTCTTTTTCCTTGCAGCTTTCATATTATCAATTAGATTTGGGTAAGGTCTACCTGCTGCTTTTGCAGAAGCTTTTGCTGCTGCTTTTTTAGCTGGTGTTAATTTAGTTGATTTCTTTTTTGGATTAGGAGTATCCCAAACCTTTTTAGTTGTCGACTTCATAGCACCGTATCCTGGATTACCTGGCATTACTTAGCGCTTGCGTATATACCAACAGAAACTTTTATAGCAGTACCTACTACGGATACATAAGTTGTTGGGTTAGCAAAGTAAAAACCAAATTCTGCTAAGCCAGCTACAGAACCTCTATAGTTTCTAGTAAATGCTGATGGAGTTGAACCAGAAACTGTTTCTATTTGAGATACCAATGAAGCATCTTCTGCATCATTAAGCGACCACAATGCTGGTGAACTTTCGTCATTGTTTGCTCCACCCCAGAATGAAATTGTTCCAATCCAACCTGTTGGTGCTTCAACAGTTATAGCTATTGTGTCATAACCAGCAACGTTAATTGGAAACCAATCAGCTGGATAGTTGTATGCTCCACCTGAACCATTGTATGTGTATATCTTTTGAAATTGTTGATACATTATTTACCTTTTGCTTTCTTTATAGATTTGCCGGCTTCACTAAGTGCAATTGCAATAGCTTGCTTGCGTGATTTAACGATTGGTGCTTTCTTAGGTCCTTTAGGATTTACTCCACCATGCAATGTGCCGGCTTTGTATTCTTTCATTACTTTAGAAATTTTTGCTTGTGCAGCAGTTTTCTTTTTCATTAAAGTAGTTTTCCTTTTTTACGCATTGCTTTTTTTGCATTAACTTTAGTTCCAAGATTTTTATCACCAGTATAAGGTTTTGCTGCTTTAGCTGGAGGATTCTTAGGCATTGCTCTTCTTGCCATTGAACCAGAAGATTTGCTATTGCCACCCAACATACTTGCAGCTTTAGAAGCTACTTTACCGGCATTCTTTACAACATCTTTTGGAGCAGAGTAAATATCTCCAATAGTTATATTAGCAACTTTGCCTGCAACCTTTTCTGCACCCTTAGCAACTGCTTTGGCACCTTTAACAGCACCTTTGCCTACTGCTCCTACAAATTCTGCGTCTTGCTTAACTTGATTGCCCATTGCCTTAAGAACATCTTTGCCTTCACCTACGATGCCTTTACCGCTATTCATCTTTTGACTTGCTGCTTTTCCAATTGCTTTTCCAGAATCGGAACCTTGAGCAGATTGAAATGCTTTGCCCATTGGGCTATTCATTACTTCTGTAGCTCTGTTTACCTTTTTACCTAGTGCTGGTTTCTTACTTGCCATCTTTTTTTCCTACTTTCTTTAATACTTCTAGTCGTTGTTTAGTTGTGGCTAATCTTTTTTCTGCTTTGGTCACTTCTTTTTTAGCAGCTTTAACTGCTGGTACTTCTATCTTTTTGCCTTTAGTTACTTTTCCTGTTTTAATTTTAGGATATGATTTTATTTCTTTCTTCATTTTTTGTCCTTTAAATGCCAATCAATATGACCATCTAGTTTGTCAGCAATCTTGTCTATCTTGCCGGCTAGAACGCCGTGTTGTTCACTGCTTTCTTTTCTAAACGATTGTATTAATACAACCATTGGTCCACCTATAATAGCAACAGTTAGCGGAACTAACCACTCTATCATAAGCTTTTATTGTTTCTTAATTGTATACAGTTTTTGCATTCTCTACCTGTTGGACGATAATAAATATTTTCTTCAGTAAACTCATGTCCTCTTTTGCAATGGGTTTTACGAGCATTGTTATGATTTCCTGCAATCAACATATCTTTCATATTTTCCTTGTGAGTTCCCGCATAAATATGTTCTGGATTAACACATCTTGGATTATTGCATGTGTGATTAGCGGAAAGTTCAGCTGATATATTTTCTTTATAAAGGATATAGGATGCTCTAGATGCTTTAATCTTTTTTCCATTAATCCAAAATTTTCCATAGCCATCTTTGCAAGGGTTTTTCCATAACCAACAATTGTCAGTTTTAACAAATTTACTTTCAAATCGTTGCAAAGTTGTATTTTCCATCAGATTAATTCTTTACGACTTGATATTTTTTCGATGCCAGGCATTGCTTCATACATTCTTTGAGTCTCTCTAATGGTTGTATCATTCCATGTAGACTTGCCATAACTTGCTCCCCTGAACCCAAACTTGATGCCTTTGATGTGGCAGCTAAAGCAAATACCACGTTTGATATCATTCTCTTCTAAAATTTCTTTGGAACAATCCAAACAGTGCATAAAAAACTCCTATATAAGTATAGTTCACTCGTTACATTATATCAGTAACTATTGAATTCACCTATCCAATAACGCTCTTTAGTCTTAATTGGCTTATGTAATTTCTGTTCAAAGTATTTAATGGTTCCCCATTGAACATCTGTTTTAGCCTTATATTCCGGGAGCCAAACGTATTTGAGCATCTGGTTGGCAATGGCTAGGCTCATAACTCTGTCGTCGTGTGGGGAGCCATGGGTTGAACCATTGTCGTCACGGACAAAGGTCTTAAGTTCAGCTATCGTATATTCACATCGTAGGTCTAATGCACCATCTCTTAGGTTAGCACTTAGTTCGTCTATAGCTAAAGGCTTAGTTAAGGTTGTTGTGCGCCAACCCAATGCCTCTGTGGCTTCAGCGTGGCGTTGGTTTAGTCTACGTTGTCTATAAAGATTAATATAATTAGCTTTATTTAAAGCAGTTAAAGTTGTTAAACCGTGGTTATTAGACTCAACTCCTATTAAAGCTTCATTATAAAAGAACCCCAATGCATAAAGAACTTCTTCACCAAACTTGTCTGGGTCAATATGCCCATGCCAGTGGGCTACTACAACACCAGACTTAGCATCAATAACATGAGCGGTAGAATAGTCACCTCTAGCCAATCCTTCGGCCACGTCAGCTCCAATGGCGTAAACACCTCCAGCTTGTGGTGTTTGCCATATGGAGAGCGGTCCACCGGAAGACTCAAATATATAAGAGTTTCGAACATCAGAGAGTTTTTTATTAAAACCTTTCTTAGGGGTTGTTGTAATAAATCTATTTAAAGCATCAATATCAAATACTGGTCTGCCCGAACGAATGAATGCTTCTTCCGGGTTAGATGGGTACTCTTGGTGTAATTGCCATATTGGTAGTTCTGCGGCTTGAGCATCATACCAGGCTTGGTCACGACCAGATGCCGACCATGGAAAGAAGATTCCACGGAAACGGTTAGTCCCAGTCTGTGACCCATGCCACAAGTTAAAGAATATATTACCTTCACCCTTGGCAGTAGATAAACAGATTACACGACCACCTACGTCTGCAATTGGCTCTATTGATGCCCAGGCTTCCTCAGGGTTAGGCAAAAACGCCATCTCGTCGATTATAGCCAGATACACTGATTCACCTCTAGCAGGCTCGTTAGCAGATGGCATTGATTCAATTACAGAGTCATTACTAAATGACATCTTAAGAACGTTATTTTGCAATAGTTCAGGACCAGACAATCTCATCCAATCAGGTATAAATTTATAAATATACTTAGCCTTTTGTAGAAGCTTCGTAGCTTCACGTTCAGTCTTTGAAAGCATAACTACGAATCTGTCTGGCCAAAAGAAGGTAATCCAGAAGGCATATGCTGCAGCCAGGGTGGAGAATCCAATCTGACGTGCTTTAAGCACTATAGTATATCTTTCACCTAACCATGTTTTAACAGTTTCTTTTTGCGCGTCCCTTAAAACAAAAGCAATGCGTCCTTGATTAGGATGTTTAATATAAGCATAGTTTTCACAGAAGAAAGCAAATGCTTCTGCTAGTTCTGCTGGTGTTGCGTTCTCTGGACCACGGCATTTTCTAAAGTTATATTCGTTTAAGAGTTCATCTAAGTTCACGCCAAAATTCCAATCCTGAATAACGCTGTATTGTTTCCGGCAAGAACACGTCTTCTGGTTTGCGGGATTTCTTTTCTATTGTGGGACGGATTGTGTGTAGATTCTTAATGCGCGTAAGACTGTCTTCGGAGATGCCTGAGACATCTTCAATATTCTCAAATTCGTGATTGTATTTCTCAATTTCCAAGTATTCATATATTTTATTAATTTCCTTCTGTGGGTTGTTTATAAAATCATCGTAATCTACAAAATGAAACAAGTGCCTATATTCTGGAATTAAAGCATGCTTCATAAACTTTAAACTTAGTGAAACATCTTTATCATGTCGCATTAAGAAATCTGCTCTTCTATCTGCTAATGGTTTATCTGGAAATGTTTCGTTTAATACTTGCTCATCCATTTGATTATCTTTAGAATCAGGGTGAGCATTAATGATTGTATCAAAAGAAGTTAAAACATCTAACACGTTTCTCACTGGACATATTATTTTAACATTCTTTGTAATATATCTAGCTATGACTTCTACACCTTGCGGGCTTGGCCAATTAAGATTCTTATCAATAATATATTTAGCTGACTTATCTTGATAGAACGCATGTGGAATTGTAGCAATAACATCATCTATTGCAGCACTTCTGCTGTAGTCAATGTTCTCTAATTCATTATGGCTTTGTGACTGCGTGACCATCATTCTAAATAATGGACTTGCCGGCGAAACCCATATGTCTGGATTTTGATTTAATATTTGACTAATGATAGTTGAGCCAGAGCGTTGCATTCCTGCTAAAAAAAAGAATTCCTTCATATTATTTCCTTCGTAATTTAATTATGCGTTTGTTGCCATTACATACCAGTTGGTACCATCATACACTATAGTACTGAATCTGCCATCGTTTCCAGAATTAATTAGTGTTCCCAATGTACCATCATTATGAGGATAAACATTTGACGATGCTGAATCAACTTTATTATTAGTCCAGTTAATGATTGTTACTTCGCGCCCTATATATGCAGAGCCAGATGGCAATGTTACAACTATATCAGAAGACGCGTTGTTAACAACCCAGTTTTCAGTATCAGCTAAAGTAAAGTTTGCTGTCTTTACTACTGGTGCAGTTGTTGCATTGTATTTAGAAACTTTAGAATAACCTGTTATTGATGCGCGACTTGTATCGATATCAAATCCAACACCAGGAACTCTAAAGTTTGTAACTGAAGCGTTACCTAATGTTATCTGATTATCTACAGTTGCAGATGATGCAGCTGCACTATAACCAATGACAGTATTATTAATACCTGTTGTTAATGCGCTACCAGCCCCATAACCAAGCGCTGTGTTATTTGCGCCAGTTATATTTGATTGTAATGCTCCTAAACCAATTGCAGTATTATAAGCACCAGTTGTAGTACTTTGACCTGCGGTATAGCCAAGCATTGTGTTACTGCTACCTGAAGTTAAACCAGCACCAGCACTATTTCCTATTGCAACGTTATTACTTGCTGTTGTAGAAGTTTGCATTGTTCCAACACCCATTGCAGTGTTGTTAGAACCTGTTGTATTGGCTTGCAAACAAGCTGGACCCACTGCAGTGTTGCCACCACCACCAATAGTGTAGCGCAAAGCGTTAACACCAATAGCGGTATTATAATTATCGGTTTGAGATGTTGCTAATGCGCTAGAACCTATTGCAGTATTTTCATGACCAGTAGTTAATGCATTACCTGCGCCGCCACCAATAGCAGTGTTTTGATAACCAGTTGTATTAGCTGCTAATGCTGCATAACCAATTCCAATATTTCCTTGACCTGTTGTATTTGTTTGTAAAGCACCACCACCAATACCAATGTTTTGTGTGCCAGTAGTGTTAGCGTTTAATGCACCAGAGCCCATGGCAATATTATTGTCACCAGTTGTGTTATATCGCAATGCTTGGTTGCCAATTGCAATATTACCATTTGCTGTAACAGCTGCATATAATGCTGCTTGACCTATAGCTATGTTATTAGCACCAGTGGTGTTAGATAATAATGCGCTGTCACCAATAGCTATGTTGTTTATACCAGTAGTATTAGAATTTAATGCACCAGCGCCGATAGCTATACTTGCATCAACTGTGTTAACTGCTAAAGCGCCACCACCAAGAGCAACGTTTTTAGAACCTGTTGTGTTAGCCGCTAAAGCACCAGTACCCACAGCAGTATTATTAATACCTGTTGTATTAGCCTTTAAAGCATTAAGACCAATGGCTAGGTTGCCAGTACCAATAGTGTTAGCTCTCAAAGCATCAAAACCAATTGCAACGTTTTGAGCACCAGTAGTGTTAGCTAATAATGCGTTGGCACCAATTGCAATAAGAGAAGTACCAGTAGTATTAGCTACTAATGCTTGGTTGCCAATTGCAATATTACTGCTAGCTGTGCTTACCTTTAAGGCATAAAAGCCTATAGCAATGTTACCGCTGTGGGTTGTTGCTGTGGCTAATGAGCCTGCACCAACAGCAATATTAAAATAACCAGTTGTTAAAGCGTTCATTGCGCCTTGACCAATAGCAACGTTTAAACCATATCCCGAAAATCCACCAGTGGTAGCAGCCTGCATAGCATTATTGCCAATGGCTATGTTAGAACTGTTTACTGTTGCTAATTTTAAAGCATTTTGTCCAATAGCAATGTTATTAATACCTGTTGTATTAGCATTTAAAGCAAAATCACCAATTGCAACAAGACCTGATGAAGTAGTAGTATTTTGTAAAGCTTGACGTCCAATTGCAACGTTATAGTTACCACTTGTTAATTTGTTCATTACACCATTGCCAATGGCAATGTTATGACTACCAGTGATACTTGATGTTCCAAGAAATCCACCAAACATTACTTGTTCGCCAATTGCAATATTATTATCACCATTATTGCTATAGCCGGCATAAGAACCAATGAAAGTATTTTTACCACCAGTTGTATTGTAGAATGCTGCGTTCTCACCAATTACAGTGTTCTTATCACCATTGTTTAAACCTAATGAGTAGTGACCAATGGCCATGTTGCGCGAACCAGTTGTTAAACCACCAGCATAGTAATCGCTACCACCAAGTGCACGGAAACCTAATGCTACGTTTCTTAAACCAGTTGTAAGTTTACTTAATGCTTGAGCACCTAATGCATAGTTGTAACCACCAGTTGTCAAAGCTTTCATTGACTCTGCGCCAATGGCAACGTTTAAACCAGCTGCAGCACCTGGAGCTGTTCCATTCATGGCCAAATAACCAGCTGCCATATTGAAGCCAGTTGCACCGGAATTAGCAAGGTTTCCAGTTGTTTGATAAACTATCCAACCAGCTCCTGTCGGGCCGGTGGCTCCTGCTGCTCCAGTCGGTCCCGTGGGTCCGGTCACGGTAGATGCTGCACCTGTAGCTCCGGTCGGTCCCGTAGGACCTTGTGCTCCTGTGGGGCCGGTTACGGTAGATGCAGCACCTGTAGCTCCCGTCGGGCCTGTGGGGCCTGCCACACCTGTAGCTCCCGTCGGGCCGGTGGCACCTGACGCACCCGTCGGGCCTGTGGGGCCGGTTACGGTGCTAGCAGCACCTGTGGCACCCGTGGGGCCCGTCGCGCCTGTGGGGCCCGTAATAGTAGAGGCAGCTCCTGTGGAACCCGTCGGTCCCGTGGGGCCCGTGGGGCCCGTGGCACCTGCTCCTCCTGTCGGGCCAGTCGGACCCGTTGATGTAGTTAAATAAGGAAGTCCATTCCAGTTGGTAGTACCATCGCCAATCTTAGCTTTGTTGGTATTATACTCATAACCAATTTCGCCGGCAAGCAAAATAGGATTGTTAGCAGTCCAGTTTGCAGCAGTGTCACGTCTTACTTGTACAACAACGGCCATTTAAAATCCCCTTGCATCGT